ATCGTACACAGATCGTACACAATTCAGGCACAGATCGTACACAGATCGTACACAATTCAGGCACAGATCGTACACAGATCGTACACAATTCAGGCACAGATCGTACACAGATCGTACACAATTCAGGCACAGATCGTACACAATTAGTACACGATTCGTACACAGATCGTACACAAACGGTACTCAAACAGTACTCAAACAGTACTCAAACAGTACTCAAACGGTACTCAAACAGTACTCAAACAGTACTCAAAGATGACTCAAACAGTACTCAAACGGTACTCAAAGATGACTCAAACAGTACTCAAACGGTACTCAAACAGTACTCAAACAGTACTCAACAAACAGTACTCAAACAGTACTCAAATCTCGACTTAAGTACGGTAACTGGCAGTCAACAAGAATTACTTTTTTATATATATAATTTATGCAAAACAGGAGGAAGCAAAATCACCCCTCCATTAAGTATAAAAAATTTTTGTGAGAACACTGAGGTTAAAAAAGGTACTATAAAAGCCGCATTAAATCGATTAATTGAAAAAGGATTTCTAACAAAAGAAAAAAGTAGAACTGGCAGGTGCGGATGGATTTCTTATAAAATTCCAGACCAAGCGTATAAAGAATTACTTAACAATGGTGTACCATCACCTTCGACTATAAACGGTACTCAAACAGTACTCAAACAGTACTCAAACGGTACTCAAATCCCCGTTAGTAGTAGTAGTATTATTAATATAACTACTACTACTAACGGAAACGGATTTCCCGAAGAATGGAAGAACGTAAATTTAGATCTCTTACAAGATATTGGGTTTTCTGAAAACCATCTTAGACAGCTTTTTAATTTTAATACCCCAGAGCTAGTCGAAGAATCAATTAAGCATTTTGCTTTTGGCCTTTTGAATAATCCAAAAACAAAACAATACCCAAACCCAATAAACGTGCTAATGGGAGTTTTACGAAAAGGTCAAGCTTGGGTTGAAAATAATTATAAATCCCTGCAAGAAATAGCTCAGGAAGAACTTGTTGCACGTAAAAAAGCAGAAGCAGAACGATTGGTAAAGCTCGAACAAGAAATTTATAATGCAGAATTTAAAATATGGGAAAGCGGATTATCTGCAACAGAGCTAAAGGCCATTGAGTTTGGAACACAATATCTCGGCCCCCTAAAAGCCAGGTTAAAGGCATGTTTTGATAAAACCATATGGCCAACCAAGCAAAACAAACCCTAACCAAGGCCGTTTTTAACGCCTTACAGCCTCTTTCTTTAGGTAACCGCTACCTACCTAGCGCCCCACAAAAATAATGGCTAATAAAGCGTTTAAATGAGTTAGTGTATTTGCACGGCTCGCGACAATTTAGGGAACAGTTTTTGGTAAGTTGATCCTGTTACCCTATATGCTATAAAAAGTTAATAACATGGGAGAAAAAAATGCTCAAGGATAAAGAACCTCCACACCCTGGAGAAATACTACTTAGGGAATTTATAGAGCCTAACGATATAGCGCCACATAGGCTAGCTAAGGATTTAGGTTGGCCATATTCAAAACTAGAAAAACTTATGGATGGAGAAATAAACCTTTCTATCGACTCTGCTATGGAATTAGCAGAAGTTTTAGATATGGAGCCTGATTTTTGGGTAAACTTACAGGCCAAATGGAGTAAATGGCATGATAATCAAGCGCTAATAGATGAGAACCTTTAACACAAAATATCCGTGTAGTAATGTGAGTATTGTTCCAAACAAATACACCACATTTTTTAGGCGTTTAAATCCAGAGGTTATAGCAAACTCAAGGTTTAAAATATGCTCTTTAGTTGCGATAAGGCGTAAGTCGGTTTCACCAGCGAGCGCTAAATTACGAGCTAACATTTTAGCTTGGTGCTCTGGGAAACCAGCTTCAATAAATTCGTCAGTTTTTAATAACATGTTTATTTTCATCCATAAATTCCACTAAATCCGTTTAATGTTCCACGCGGAACATATATTAATCATCTCTAGAATGCTTGCTAGGTGGTAATAATTTCTCAATATCTATTCCTGTTTCTTTCTTAACAACTTCCTCTATAACTTCTTCGGCAAATTCAGTACCAGGATTATCAATTTTTCCAGTATACCAATAACAAACACCAGAGAAAATAACAGAAAGAATGATAATCACAAAGCAAATTACCTTGGTGTTTATTCCCATAGTAATAATTTTATCAACAAGATTATCAACACAAGGATCGCTCATTTTTTAATCCCAACAAAGTTATTGTAGTTAGTAATATATTCATCAATAGTAGCTTTACCACCAGATGTATTATAATATTTTTTATAGTATTCTGCTTGAAGCTCTAACGTCTTAGGTATAGTCTCTGATGCTCTATGATAATCTAATCTTGCCATGGCTGTTGCATAATAAAGATTGTATAACATAATATCAGCCGTTGGGTTATTAGGAACATTACAAAAACTTATTATCTTATCTACTAAATAATGATTAGATAAATTTAGATGTTTCCAAATATCGTCATGCGTAGGTGGTTCCATCTGATAAGGGCCGACTGCTAAAATATTTTTTTGCAAAGACGCATATAAATCTGGGTTGGTACCTTCTTGAAATAAATATGTACCGCCTCTGGATTCTTGAGCGCAAGTTCCTATAAGTAAATCTTCGGCTTCTTGGCTATAAAGGGTTAATTCATTTAATACGGGCTGGATTATTAGTTTTCTAAACTGTAAGTTATTAAACATTATTTAGGTTCCCTCCCAAGTATTCCCTAACGGCATTAATCGCCTCATCTAGAGAGTAGCATACAACAGCTTTGTATGCTCTGTCATTTAAATTATCAACCCATGTTTTTTGATATTCGGAGAGACGGCCATTTTTAGATTTTAATTCTATAAACAACCCATGATAGCCATTGCAAGGCACGGCCATGAATATATCAGGTACTCCAGCCGTAACGCCTTGCGCCTTGAGGTTTTTAGCCTCAAGACAATTTCTACTGCCCCCATTAGGAACAGCAAAAGTAATAAGACGTATACGGGGGTAAAGAGAAATCCATTCAAAGAATGCACTTTGGATCGATGCTTCTGTTGTCTCTATATCCAAGCCTAATTAGCAGAAGGTGCGGCAGGAGCTATTGCGGAACCTACAGCATTTACAACATTTTCAGTGGTGCCTAAAGCAGAATCAGCATCGCTAATTACAGTACCAACAGTACCAGGAAGCTTAACCGAATTAAGCATGTCTAAAATAGATTTAGCTTCGGCTAAACGTCCTACTAAAGCATTGTGGTTAGCTGCGCTTTGTTCAATTGCTTGAGCTAATTGTGATACGCGTTCAATTAATGATTGCATTGTCATATTTATATTTCCCTATATAAAAAGTGCTCCCCATCTTGGGGAGCGTTAATCGAATATTCACACAGCAGGCGTTATGGCTATCCACGAGACGGTAGTTGCAGCACCTGGATCGGCACTAAAACTTACAGTTAATGTGCCAGCACCTGGAACTACTTTAGTAATTGAAACAGCATTAGTAGAGGCTAAAATAGAGGCTGTCACTATGCTAGTTGCCCCAACATTGGTTGCGGTATAAGCATTACTTGTTCCGCCACCAGAATAAGCGGCAGTAGTTGCGGCATGTAATGTAAACCCAGCATCAACAATAGCGCCCACAGTACCAGTTGCTTTAACAACATTACCGCTTACTAATGCGCTAGGAGCTAGCACAAAATTGGCAGTAGTAGCTGAAGGATCTGGAATTGTAAATGTTCTAACTCCAGCTTGAGATGCGTTCGTTACAGTGACCGCAGTATTTCCAGAGTTAGCGGTAGCAGCTACTACTAAATTTCCTTTGCTAGCTGTTGCTGGATAAGAAATAAAATCACCAGCTACGCCGCTAGATCCTGCCTGGACGTTTCCAGCAAAAGAACCGCCTGAACTTGCAGGGGTTACTAAACTGTAAACTAAGTTTGGGGCAGTTCCAGTAATAGATACGGCTAAGAATACAACGCCACTAGTAGTGTAAACTAGCGCCATATCGTTGTTTGAAACAGTTAATAGGTTTTCGTGAACAGCTTTACTTAAGTATCCTGTTGTCGTCACAGTTGCAACAGAGTCATTAGTATTTATAAAAACTAGATTAGGAATAACACCAGCTAACCCAGTAATGCTACTTGTAGCTTGTAAAATTGACATCTTCGCCCTCCATGGCTTTGATTAATTTATATTTTATTCAGCAGGATTTATTTTTTCTTAACAGCCTTACCAATGCGACCTTCCATTTTGCCGCCTTTTTTATTCATTTTTTCTTTCTTTTCGTAAGATTCTTCTTTACGTTCGTGCTTTTTCATTTTCGATGTCCTTATTAAAAATAAATTAATCTAAATTCATTATAGTAAATCTTATACAAACCCCAAAGATCGTCAAGAGCCATTCTCTATTTTTTTGCTTTAGATTTTTTGGTAGCTTTCGCTTTAGGTTTTACATGCTGAGGAAGCTTTTTACCTTTAGGGGTGGCAGATTCAAATTCCTTAGCTAATTTAGGATGTTTAGCGTACATAAATTTTCTTTGGGATAAACTTTTAAATGGCACTTTAATTCTCCTATGAACTGGTCGTTACGATAGGGGCAACTGTGTTTGTTGTTGTTGGACCAGTTGTACTGGTGGGGGCGCCACTACTTGTAGCCGTAGTTGCAGCATTAAATGCATTTATTCGAGCGGTTAATGTTGCCGTTTGTGTTGAATCATTATTAACAACCTGTGCCCAAAGAGCGGCTACTTGTTCTGCTAAAGTGGGAGGCGGAGGAATAGCAGCCATAGCGGCTTCTGCTTCTGCATCAATGGCCGCTTGAGCTAAATCCACATCAGTTACTGGAACTTGTTGAACAATACAATTACCCGCTCCAGCCGAAATATCCACAACCATTTTATATGTAGTCATAAAAAAACTCCTTAAGCAACTAAACCATAAAGTGTAAATGTTCCAGAGGCAATATTGCCTGTCCCCATAAAAAATTGAACAGCATTAACTGCCGCTGCTGCTGTTCTATATCCGCTACCATCAATTGGGTTTACATAAGGTGTACCCGTATATACGTAGCTTAATACACCTCTAATAAAACAATAACTAGCAGCGGAAGGATTAAAGATATAAATCCAACCGTTAGCACCAACACTTGTGCTCATATAGCCTGAAGCTCCATAACTAAAAAAGAGAGTTATAGAAGTATCTGACAAGCTAGAATTATTATAATAATCGCCAACATTAATTCCCACAGTATACCAAGAATAATTGCCTGCTCCGCTGTCGTAAGACGATCCGTTATTTGCGCTCGTTCTTAGAAGCATGGATGTGCTAGATGATGCAGGAATAATGTTCGTTAATAAAACAGCATAAGCAATATATGTATTTGATAATCCTGTAAAGCTTATACTAGCACTTGAAGAGGCCGAAACTGATGATATGGCCTGCCAGCTACCACCCCCAGCGGCTTGAAATGTTGGGAGAGCGCCTGCACCATTACTTGTTAATACCTGTCCTGATGTTCCAGCGCCTGCATTTTGTAAAGCACCTGTTGTGGTGGTTCCCCCACAAATAACGCCATATGCTGTTGTTGTTGCAATGCCAGTACCACCATTAGCAACAGGTAATGTGCCGGTTACTGCATTAGAAAGACCTATTTGATCCCAGCTAGCATCACCTCGCCAGAACGTAGTGTTGCTTGCGCTCGTGCCGCTATTCAAATTTCCTACAGGTAAATTGCCAGTTACACCGTCGGCTAGGTTTACATAGTTCCACGCTGGATTATTATTTGTTCCAGTATTAGTAAGGTATCGAGTCGCCGTAGTGTTTTTAGCAAGAGCAGACAACGTATTAGTAGCACTTGCATATAGGGTATCGCCTTGATTAAAGCTCGTTATCCCTGTTCCACCATAAGTTACACCTATAGTAGAACCGTTCCAGGTTCCAGTTGTAATCGTTCCAATACTAGCTAAAGATGATAATGTAGTTACTGCTGAATTAACTAGGGTGCCTGATGTAGGAAAAGTAACAGATGTAGTATTAGTAAATGTAAAAGTAGAGTTATAAGATCCAGATAAGGTTAAGCCGCCAGCCGTTGAAATACTACCACCCAAACCAATGGTGTACGCACCATTGTTTACCCCGGTGCCTCCATATGTTCCTGAAATTAGTGAACCATTCCAAGCACCATTAGTAATAGTTCCTGTTTGAGTAATATTACCTTGAACAGCTGTCGGTAGAGTAACTCCTATGCTAGGAACGCCAGAACTATCTGTTACCAAGATGCCGCTATTTGCTGAAGGTAATCCAGCTATAGTATTGTTGGCGCTGCTATATAAAATTTGATGTGCTGTTGTTGATGCAGGATAAGTGGCCGTACTCCAAGTTGGAGACGTACTACTACCAGACAATAATACCTGATTAGCAGTGGCCGTGCCAGATAAAATAGCTCCTGCACTTCCAGTCGAATAAAATATACCACCATTACTTGCTGTTAAATTAGCATTCAATCCGCCATTAGCTAACGATAATGGAAAAGTAGGGATAGATGAAGTTGTGGCTAGCGTGCCTGATGTTGGTAGGGTTACATTTGTTGCCCCAGTTAAAGTTAATGTAGCAGCATATGCTCCGCTAGTTGCAAAGTTTCCACCAACAGTAATCGTGTTGGATCCATTGTTAATACCAGTCCCTCCGTACGTTGGGGAAATGATAGTAGCTCCCCAGTATCCCGTTGAGATTGTGCCAACGCTAGATAATGACGATAACGTGGTAACGGCACTATTAACCAATGTTCCACTTGTAGGCAGTGTTACACTAGTGTTGCCAGTAACAACTAGTGTAGTATTATATGCTCCGCTAGTTGTTAGATTTCCGCCAAGCGTAATCGTGTTGGACCCGTTGTTTACACCTGTACCGCCATAAGTACCGCTAACAAGACTGCCAGTCCATGTACCAGTAGTGATTGTACCAAGAGTTGTAATGGATGTTTGGCCAACATATGTAGGATCTATATCTACAATAACACTGCCTGTGTTTGGTGAGCAGGTAATAAACCCTACTGTTCCACCGACACTCACAACGCCTGTGGCTGACGATTCAAACGCTGCCCAATTAGCACCATCAACAGTGCCTTCAAATACCCCTGATTGACTGTTAAACCTCATCGTTCCAGCACCACCAGAACGTGCCGCCACGTTACCTTGAGGTAATGTAATACCGCCAGTTCCTGGTAATATTGCATTATTAGCTAATCCAATAGTAACAGCACCAGTCGCGCTAGATACTGTGGTTTGATTAGCTGTTGCAATATTACTTGTTACCCCTGTTGGGGCGCCTGCTTGCCAAGTAGGAGCGCTCCCTGAACCATTACTTGTTAACACATAACCTGAAGTTCCAAGACCTGATACCGTTTGTATTGCACCAGTCCCATTACCAAGCAACACACTATATTGAGTAAGAGATGTAGCACCAGTTCCACCGTAAGGTACATTTATTGTGCTGCCAGCCCAGGTGCCGCTTGTGATCGTTCCAACTGTTGTAATACTAGTTTGTCCTACATATGTAGAATCTATATCAATTATAGGGGTAGAGCCACCGGTTGAAGTAATAAATCCTGGTGTACCCCCCACACTTAATACCCCAAGAGCTGAGGTTGTAAATGGAGCCCATGTAGAGCCATCAACAGTGCCTTCAAACACACTGGTTTGCGTGTTAAACCTCATCGTTCCAGCACCACCAGAACGTGCCGCAGTATTTCCTTGCGGAAGAGTAACTCCCGCGGCTCCTGGTAGAGCTGGATTAGATGTTACTCCAATTGTTATTGCGCCTGTGGTACTAGTAATTGTTAATGCTGTTCCTTGGGTTAAAGTAGCTGCGACTGGATCACCAGCTGTCGTTCCAATTAATAATTGTCCTGCGCCTAATACAACAGGATTAAAAGGACTGGAACCCTCGCTCACTAATATCCCGTGCGCAGTTGGGCTAACAAGACCAGAACCACCTTGAGATGTAATTAATGGCAATGACGGGATCCCAGCAACAGTTGCTATTGTTCCTGAAAGTGGAAATGTGAGATCGGTATTACCAGTAAAATTAAATGTGACCGGATAAGCGCCAACGGTTGTTAAACTATCCGCAAGAGTTATGGTCGATGCACCGTTATTAACGCCAGTTCCACCGAACGTAGCTCCTAGTGGTTCAATCATATATGTTATGGTGCCAAGTTCAGTAATACCTTGTTGAACAGCAGGCGGTAATGTTCCTGAAATACTTGGTATACCATCTATATTAGTAACAAGTACGCCATCAGCAGCAGTTGCTAAACCAGTTATGGTATTATTTACAGACGAATATAAAAGTTGATTTGCAGTCGTCGAGGCAGGGTAAACAGCTGTTGACCATGTAGGGGCGGTATTCGAGCCTGACAGCAACACTTTATTTGCGGTTGCAATTCCAGACAGTATGGCGGCAGCTGAGGCGGTTGAATAAAAAATCCCGCCATTAGAGGCAGTAAGGTTAGCATTTGTTCCTCCATAGGCTAAGCCAATAACAGAGCCTTCAAAAATACCGGTTGTGATTGTACCAAGAGTAGTAATCGATGTTTGGCCAACATAATTTGGGTCAATACTAATTACTGGATTTTGCCCTCCAGTACAGGAAATTTTATTAAGAGTTCCTGTAACTGTTAACACTCCAACTCCTACAGTTGTAGCTAATACTCCGCTGGTTGGAAACGTTACACTAGTAGCGCCTGTCATATTAAAATTAGAATTATAAGCGCCAGTTGTTGTTAAACTGCCACCTAAAGTAATAGTTCCTGTATTATTAACTCCAGTACCACCAAATTGTTGATTTAAAGGAGCGCCAATAGAAGCAATAGTACCTAATTCAGTAATGTTTTGCTGAACCAATAAAGGAATCGTAGCTTGAAAACTTGGAGTGCCTCCAGAATTTGTAACTAATATTGCGTTTGTGGCTGTAGCTAAGCCTATTAATTGAGTTGCAGAGGATGCGTATATTAATTGATTAGCAGCAAATGCGGCATTGAGTGCGTTACCTATTGTCATAAATTAATCCCTTAATAAATTAAGTTACCACCCAATTTCCTTGTGGTGCGCCTAAAAGTGTAAAATTATTATTAGCAACACTGCACACTAAAGTCAGGGAATCACCAATATTGGATGATGCAATAGATCCGCCTGTTCCTAGAGTTGATGCTATATTACCGAATTGAATTTTTTGCCCTGCATTTTGCGCTATTGTAACAGTATAATTTGAAAGATTTATAATCTGTAGTATTTGTCCTGCTGCTGCAACCGTTGGCAGTGTATAAATAGCGTTAGCAGAGTTTACTAGAAAATATCCGTTATTAATAACCAAAATTTGCCCGGAAGTTAAAGTTGTCCAAGGGAGTGCCGCAAATGCTTGGGCATTAAATATAGTGTTGGCGCCATTTCTTAAGCCTACAACAGTATCACCAGATTCGGCAACCGTTGTAACAGGATTAAATTGACTAAATTTTGTAGACATTTATTACTCCTGTATAGCGTAAAATGCAACAGTAATATTTGGTGTACCACTAGAATAGAAATGTATTACATCGGTTGATTTAACCATTTTAGCGTTTGGGTTAAGTTCTGATGTTGTTGCTGCAAAAGTATTACCGGCGGGTACGGCTGCCGCTGCGTTAAGCGCTACAAAAACATTAGCGCCACTTGAATAGGAAAATACCGCCATAAATTTATTAAAGGTTGTAGCGGTTGGCGCTCCTACAGCCGCTGTTAAAGGAACAGCAACTGCTGTATCAGTATTTGTGGTTAGCGTTGCGGAATAAATGGTGCTACAAAACGGCAAACCGAAACCATTTACACCGCTTTTAGTTTTATCAATGTTATAATTTGTTGCCATTATATATCCTTATATTTTTAAACCCCATCCTTGGGGCATTAATTAATTAAACTATTCCTAAACGAGCATCCGCGGTCCAGTTAACGGCTACTGCTTGCCACGGGTAAGCGCCTGCACCCCAAACAATACCAAATCCATTTTGTCCAGTAGCGTTTGTATAGGTGGTGGTACTGGCTACATCCATAGAAGTGTTTATATTATAGGCTTGATTGTTATTGTTAACTGGATTCAAAAAGGTAATCGTTGGATTGTTGCGTATAATATTTTTAAAATAAATATAGCCTTGAATGGTGGCGTTACCATCATAAAGATAATTTTCACCATTACCTAATCCTACAGCTGTTGCAGGAACGATCCCTTGATTAAACGATTTTTGATAATAATACTGGCAATCTGCTAAAACCTGTAAAGAAGATTGCGGAGCTGGCCTCGTTGGTATGTCACCAGGCACCGCGCTTACTGAGTTTATAGAAATTGTATCAGCAGCAGTAATAGCCCCGAATCCAACTACTATTGCAAAAAAATTAGCGGTTTGTGTGGCGCTAATTCCCTGCATATCCCAGCCATTAAAACCGTTAAAATTAAAATTAGTAGTAGCATTAGTATTGACTGTAAATTGCGCATTCCCTAAAGAACTTCTTGGTACTTCAATCCATGTTCCGTTTAGTGTAGATGGGTGTCCATTTGCATCTAATGTGGCTACAATAGAGTTATTTGTGCCAGTAGCAACGTTAGGTAAGGAAACATCAGTACAATACCACAAAGAAATAGTGGCATTAACTCCCAACGTTCTAGACGTTTTGCTTTCAATGGCGCAAGACATTCTGGAATTTAGCATTTCTTTAACTATAGGACCACTTAAATATTGAATAATAGCTGGCTGTACACCTGTAGTAGCAGCGGTTAATACAAATTCTCCATTGCCTCCACGACTAACACTTACACCACTGTTAACAGATTGAAATACAATTGTTTGATCCCAAGCATAAAAAGACTTATTAGCCCCTACTGCTTGAGCTGCAACACTCGATCCTAAAAATTGGGCAGGATTTAAGGGGAAATCCCACCCTGTCAGATAACTCGGTATAGGTTTATATTGTAATAATGGATTGTAGTAATGAAACATATAATCCATTTGACGATTAACCGGAGTTTGATCGTAAACAACATTAGGTTCATTAGTTTCTAGCCCTACAATTTGTACATTACTAAAAGTTGTAGTTGCCCCTATAGGTAAAGAAACAATAATATCAACGTAGCCAACATTAGAAGAATCGGTATTACTGGCTGTTGCTAATTGAATAGTGTTTGTAAACTCTTGATAAGTTCCTAATGTATTTGTAGAGTTAAGCAATTCTTGTACCGCACCTGTTGATGGTGCATATTGCATAATTGCTGAGCTTAAAGGGGCTAATAAAATAGATGATGCGATATATCCATTAGTCCCGCCTGGTTGAGGCGACCAAATGCTAGGGTTATGGTAAAGCCTTTGTGATAGAGTTAATGCAGTAATATTAGCGCCTGGCGCTACAGTTAATGTGTATGGCGGATTATAAGGATAAGCCGTTGAGCCTGCTATAGAATTTCTAGTAACAGTAACACTTCCAATTCCTAGAGTTGTTAAATTTAATGTCCATCCTGGAGCTATAGTTGTACTTAAGGTTCCAGATCCAGTAGTAGTAATAGTTAATGAATTAGAAGGATTAAATAAGACAGTTGCAAATTGAGGATTAGTTAGGGCATTACTAATATCGGCTTGTGTTAAAGTTTGGCTTTCGTTGGTTACAATGTTAGGCCAAGCTTCCCTAGTAAACTGCTCTGTTCCCATTGAATTAGTAACAGTAATATAATAAAGCTGTACGTTTGCATCAACAGCCGTAGAATCATACGGAAAATAGTAAACAGCAATATTATTGCCTGATGAATCCTGAAATGTTCCAGTGTTACTTAAAATAATAGGGTTCGGCAATGCCGTGTAAGTGTAATTAGGCGGTGCGCCAGATAGTTCATATACAAGCTTTGGTACAGTTCTTGCGGCATCTTGCCAGAAAGAAACAACCCCATTAGCTAAGGGTGCGCCCGAATCTTTGTCTACTAAATATGGGGACAAATCAATAGCGGTTATATATCTAGGGTCAAGAGCCATATTTAGAATCCTTTCTTTGCTGTGGCATCCATTGCGTTGCTGTTTTTAGTATAGTAAAATTTAAGAATATAACTACTATAAATTGCATGGGGATATACAACAATGGAACATAACAGAGCTGTAAAGTATTACGAGGATCTTACTTCTTCCGGAATGTCAGAGCAGCAAGCCAAGGTTCAAATAAATATGTTAGATTCGGTTATTGAAAATTTGGCTACTAAAGATAATTTAAAAACAGAAATAAATAATTTAGAGGTACGATTAGATTCCAAATTAGATTCTAAACTTAGTGTTTTGGAGTCAAAATTAGAAACTAAAATAAATGAATTGAAATTCCAATTTAGTGCTGAACTT